AACCAATCATACAAAGATGAACGTGAGTGGAAGCCTACAGTTGATAAGGCTGGTAATGGATATGCTATTATCCGCTTCTTGCCTGCAGCAGAAGGCCAGGACATTCCATGGGTACGGTACTGGGACCACGGGTTCAAAGGCCCAACAGGTCAATGGTACATCGAGAAATCCCTCACATCAATTGGTCAGAACGATCCAGTAGGTGAGCTAAACTCTCGACTGTGGAACTCTGGTAATGACGATGATAAAGAAACTGCACGGAAGCAAAAACGGCGGTTGCACTATGTAACCAATGTGTATGTCGTATCCGATCCTTCTAACCCACAGAATGAAGGTAAGGTTATGATCTATAAGTTCGGTAAGAAGATCTTCGATAAGATCATGGACTTGATGCAGCCACAATTCCCAGACGAGAAACCAGTCAACCCATTTGACTTCTGGGACGGTGCCGACTTCGTTATGAAGATTCGTAATGTCGAAGGTTATCGTAACTACGACAAATCAGAGTTTAAATCACCAACACCACTATTAGATGGTAATGATGAAAAACTTGAAGGCATCTATAGTCAAATACATGATATTAGCGAGTTCATCGATCCTAAAAACTATAAGTCTTACGATGAGCTAAAGACTAAAATGTATCAGGTACTGGGTGAACAAGCACCACGTACTGTAAAACAAACAATTGCATTGGACGATGAGATTCCTGACTTCGATGCTCGTCAAAAGCCAGCGGCACAACCAGCAGCTGCAGCACCACAAACTGCAGAGGCCGTAGACGAAGATGATACAATGAGCTACTTTGCTAAATTAGCTGCGGAGGACTAATCAATGGACCTACAGGGGGCTTCAAAGAATATGCCGTTTAATACGATCTATCCGAACTCGGAGAATATTCCGCCCCCTGTATATCCTACTAAAGAAGCCAAAAGGGTTATTGAACCGTCTACCCGTGCTTCGATTAATATGGATGTTTTGAAAAAGTATTATGAAGCAAAAGACAGAATGACGGAAACTATTAATGATGAAAGATTACAGAAATACCTTGACGCTGCGGAATATCATCCAGGTGATGTCGTAGATATTGAGGTATAGGCGCATGGGGAAAGCCTGACAATCTCGTCGAACGTACCCAAATAAATCCATTCATGTAGTCTGCAGCTCATGGGTGGTCGGTGAGTCGCTAGTACCGAATGGAAAGCTAGCCGGGTGCTGTACTTCGAAACAAACAGATAGAAAGGGCGTCACCTAGGAAGGGCGCCCTTTTGATTTATCTAGCTGACGTTATTGTGCTTGTAATATTACTTCCAGACCCAGCTATACCATATTCGATTCTATTATAACGATGGTCAACTGTGCTGAGGTAATCCGGATTAAATTGCATAAGCATACCCATTCCGGCTCCAGGCTTACCACCAGTTCTAGAGAAGCTGGATAGGACTGCCGCGGCCTCTTTTGTTGCTTGAGCCGCCGCTATCTGTTCTGCCGCTGCGACCCGGAAGCCTTCCATATATGGACCATACTGTTTTCCATACAAATCTGTGATATTGGTCATGACCAATTCTTGTAATTGTTTTACCCTCTCGGCTTCCTTCGCCGCCGCAATATTTCCAGCATAGTTGGGTTTGTATGCACTCATATCAGGGAATATGCCAGCGCCGCCCGCTGTTTCATCTAGGCTATTAAAATATTTCATCCTCATTTTATCAAACAAACCACGAAAATATTCTGAACTACTAATATCATCCTGCCCGCCGCCGCGATTGAGGAAGTCCCGCCTTCTTTGCATAATCTTGAAGGCTTCTTCATCACTTATAAATCTTCGATTATTTAATAGCTGTTCATATTGGAAAATTTTGCCTTCTAGCTCCATCATCAGGCGACCATCCGGCTTCGCGCCGCTCTTTAATTTTGACTTATATAGAGCTTTATCTTTCTCTAAAGCAGCTTGTAAGGTACCGGCAATTAGACCAGTTGTTTGGGGATCTAATGTTCCAGCCTCATATTGCTCCATCTGCTCTTTAGTAACTACAGCATCTTCACCTTCACCTACCAACTCGGTATCTCCACCCCGTAGGAAATCCATACTTCTTTCCAGTTGTCTTGCAGCAATTAGTTTTGTTATACCAAGGGACACCGCCACAGCTGTTGCTGCTGCAAGAAATTTGGGATTCATAGCAAGACCCATCATAACTGCTCCTGCCATAGAACCGGCGAACATCCCTATCCCGTCTTGTATTTTAGGATCCTTTAAATTTATAGGTATATCACCGTCCCCAAATATATTGGGTACATTAATTATTTCTTTATCTGTAGCCGCCATAATTGCATCCGCAATGTTATCACCAAACTGCGTGCCAATAGCTGCACCTATCCCCGCACCAATAGAGGTTCTTCCTTTAAATCCTAGGAATCTCATTGCCAATGTAGCATTAATAGCTGTAGAAGTCCCTGATTTTAGAGAATCTTTAGTACTCTCATCCATATCTAAATCAAGATTATCGAATACATAATCGATTGCTTCTTGAGCAAGTTTAGTAAGTGCTATGGCCGCGATGCCATATTTAATACCTCTACCAGCTGCTAGACCAAGTGCAGCACCCAGTCCCGCTCCAGTAAGTCCCCCGAAAACGGAACCAATTACACCCATAATTTGATTGAGTCCTAAACCTTCGGCTACCCCGCCTGAAAAAGTTTTCGACGATGACGATTTACTACTAGAAACCCTACCTTGATTAGCTCTTTGCCTATCTCTTTCAGCTTTTCTTCTAGCTTCCTCTCTATCCCCTGCGGATCTTTCTTCCGCTAATCTAGCCTTAATGTCTTCAGCCAGCATTGATTTAACACTAGCTGCCACATCCTCTAATGTTTGGTTTTGGGTTTGGAGGTGTTTGACAACCTCGGTTAGTGAGCTCATTTTTTTACCTTACCTGTGCATTTGCTGCCTTTGTATTTCTTCTCTTTGATCTTTCAGTTGCTGCAATAACATTTCTAAATAGATCTCCCTTTCCCATGGAATCATATGTTCAATATCTTGTAAAGAATACTTATGATTCTGCATCAACTGATAATTCGTTTGATAATAATTTACCAGCGATTCATGAGAAAGGTTTATCAAAAAAAATCCTGTAATCCCCTTAGTGTTATAGAGTTTTTATGGGTACATGCCTCACATTCAAATTCTACCTCATGTTCAAGCTTGGGTAAATCACGAATAAATTTCATAACTAGATCCAATTGTGGGGGAGTCAGCCCCTCTAAAAAGTTTTCTATTTCCTCGCGAGATTCATCACTAAATCTTATAATCTCTTCTTCGGTTCTTAATTCATCTAGACACATGATAATCATTTCAAAGAGAGCATCTGTCATTGTCTCAATGGATTCATTCTCTGTCGGTAGCAATAATCCAGCATACTGTGGATACTTCATTTTTATAATATATTCATCAGTTAAAGGTATTAATTGTTTACTTTTATCCACTTCTATTTTAATTTCATCCAAATCGATCGAAACTTCTGTATATTCATCGCACTCTAAGCATTTTAAATTTACCGTAGTTTTTTCGCCAGCACTTTTGGACCTCAACTGTGTAAAAATATATTCAATATCGAAAGTAGATAAAGATTCTATCTTTATAGGATCTTGTATACATGATGAAATGGTATCCACAACAGCTTTCAGAATTTGTTTTTCGTCTTGAGATTCAAGGGCTATTAGTAAAACCTTTTGTTCCTTTACTAGAAATGGTCTGTATGATACTGATTTTCCGGTTGATGGTATGATAAGATCATAACTTGGTAATTCATTCAATTTAGGTAGTGCCATTCAATTCATCCTTTAATAATTAAGTATTGAAAACCCTGCCGATTGCTGTGCCAATTTGGCGGGATATAAAGTTCTGTAGTTGTAGTGGTTGGAACGCTTTGCTCGAAGTCCAGTTTGTATAGGATAGCTGTACGTTTAATTCTACCAATCCATCCAATTCGTTATTCAACTGAATAGGATTAATTGTAGTCGGAAAAGCGTCCTGTAATTCACAGATATAAACAACATCGTCGTTAGTGATGTAGCTTAGATCTAGTTGTCCTGATGCTAGATCGATAGGCCCAAACTTAGGAAGCCTAGTTCTAATAGCCTGTGGGATTTTTCTAGTATCAAAGAATTCTTTCTTAGGTACAGGTAAGTTAAAGCCTTTTTTAAGCTGACGGATCTTTACGGATTTAGCATATCCGCTTCCGTCTCTAGCCTTTTGGTATCCTGCCTCGAATCTATTCTGATCAATAGCAAGGTTCTGCCATGCCTCAAAGTACTCCTTCACACCGTAGTCATTCATTACATGAAAGGTTAATGATATATCTGTGACAGCATAACCGTATGCCATTCTTTCCATCTTCATACCAATGCGGCGTTCGTTAGTCATAATCTGACGACCAGGAAGCTGTACATCTTTACATAACAGATTTAGTTCTCGAACAGAAGCGCCAGGGAATCCCCCAGGTAATTCAATCAGGAATAAATTGGGCCTTGCCACGCCATCCTTGGCAGATACTAAAGACTTAAACTGATCAATGCTTGCCATTAAATCATCCTTCTGGAGTTAGAATAAACCGTTGACTTACTAGCCTTTTGCCAATCAGCTGTAGGTAGGAATGTAGCAATCTCCCACTCGGGCGCGTGCACCTTCGCGAACCTACTTCTTACATGACTAGTTAGGTAATGCTTTACACAAGGTTTAAAGTATTTGTACTTCGCTGATCTTTTCAATAATGAATAGGACAAAGCAAACTTTGTAGTCTCGTCGTACTTATCATTACTGGTTATGTCTAACAAAGCATCAAGGAACTTAGCTCTAAGAACTGGTGGGAGATAATGCAGATTCAATCCTAAGAATCCCCCTTCAGCTTTATCTATCATAATTACCAAAGGAAACGAATCATAAAATGGCAGCGTATCCTTGTGCTTTGGATCATAGAAGAACATGTACATCGAACCAACGACGGATCGATCAGATAGTGTTACTGGTTCTTCCTTCATCAAAGCACTACGACTAACATTACGGAGGGCCATTGCCTTCCGTCTAAACCAATCCCTTGATTCTTTAGTCCTGGGTGTAATACCAGCCCTAAACGCCTGTAGTTCTAGTTTGTTAAATAAGTTGCTCATGGTAGTATTTATGTACGTTTTTTAACTTTTATTGGACCAAGGGGCTTCAGTTTCTTTTTAGGGTTCGGTAGAATACCTAACGCACTTAAATGTTTTTCGGTCCAGATCTGAAACTCCCAACCACGATCCAATGCGTACTCCTGTGCAGCTTTCCACTTGTTCTGATTTTTGACATAGGTCATACCTTCCGTGATATAACGTTTAGTCTTTCTACCTTTATATTCCGGTGGGGTTGTTTCCTTGGCTGGCTTAATCTCTACGAGTACGGTTTTGCCGTCGTTATAAGTAATCTTTAAGTCCATAAAGTATCGATGATATTTCTTATCCACATCGTAGAAGTATGGAATCACAACCTCTTCTGACACCCAGCTCTTTATATTTGGATTATCATCGCACCATTTAAAAGCATTACGTTCCCATAATGATCTAAAGACTACGTTGTCCGGATTACCTTTGTACTTGCTTCGGTTCTTTACCTTATATCTTCCAGAGTATGCCATAATTACCATATAAATACTTTTAACTTTTTAATATTTATTAAGGATAAAAAATGAACGAGTTCGGGGAAGCTGGGAGAGGAAGTGCCTATAAGCAATATGGCACGGCGAAGCATAAGCAAGCTGTAGCCTTAGCGGGCCAAGAACGAATGAGGTATCCTCTTACAGACCAAGAGACGTATCAGGGTCGAGTAATTTTCACAGCCAGAAAAAACGAAGAGCAAAATGTTTTTAATAAAACA